AACGTGGATCCGCAGTCGCCCTCGCTTAAGGTGATTGCCGACCATATCCGCTGCTGCCGCCTCGCCGGTGCTGACGGCGCCAAGGGAGACACCGGCCCCGAGGGCCCGAGAGGGCCGCAGGGAGAAACCGGTCCGCAAGGTGAAACCGGCGCAACTGGGCCGCAAGGCCCCACGGGTCCCCAAGGCAAGACGGGCCCCGCGGGTGCAGATGGCGCGAAGGGCGCGGACGGCGCAAAAGGCGCGACCTTTACGCCCGCTGTGTCCGCGGCGGGAGACCTGAGCTGGACGAACGACGGCGGGCTCGCGAATCCCGCGACCGTCAACCTCATGGGCCCGCAAGGCCCGCAGGGTGAGAAAGGCCCGCAGGGCGAAAAGGGCGACACGGGCGCGACCGGCCCGCAGGGCCCCGCAGGCCCCGTCAATGTCCCCTCCACTACATCTCTCCTCAAGGGCAATGGCTCGGGCGGGCTGGTGGCGGCGACGCGCGGCAGCGACTATATCGCGAGCGGCAACATCGTTAAGCAAACGCTCGTGGCATCGAAATCCACGCCCACCGAGAACTACGCGATCAACTGGGTGTACGGCTAAGGAGGTGCTGAGATGGCAAATGCACAACTTGGCAGTAAGGCTGTCGGCAGCATCGTCAAGCTGAAAGTCAACGGTACGGCAAAAGAGTTCATTGTCGTGCATCAGGGCAAGCCCGGATCGATGTACGATGACTCCTGCAACGGCACTTGGCTGTTGATGAAGGACATCTACGAGAATCGTGTCTGGCAGAGCGGAGACATCAACAAGTACGAAAGCAGCGACATCCACGCCTACCTGAACAGCACGTTTCTTAACCTATTCGACAGCAATATCAAGGACGCCATTAAGCAGGTGAAGATTCCCTATCGCAAGAACGGCGGTTCGGACGGCACCGACCAGAGCGGCGCGAACGGGCTGCCCTGCAAGGTGTTCCTGCTATCCGGTCCTGAAGCCGGCTTGGCTGGCGCAAGCTATATACCGAATGATGGCACTAAGCTGGATTACTTCAACGCGAACACCGGAGTAGACTCCAAGCGCATTGCATATCTGAGTGGTACGGCCACTGCTTGGTGGCTCCGCTCCCCGAGCACCTACAGCGCCAACTACGTGTTGGTCGTCAACTCCGACGGCGGCTACAACGACGACTACGCATCCAACTCGAGCGGCATTCGCCCCGCTTTGATGCTCCCGCAGGACATGGAAGTCGACAGCTCGGGCAATGTCACGCCGCCCCCACCGCCCGCTACACACAAAACTCTCGTCAACGGCACGGCCTACGAAGTGAAGGGCGGGAAGTGCATGGTCAACGGCACGGCGTACGACATCAAGAAGGGCAGGACGCTTATCGGCGGGACGGGCTATGACCTCACGTTTGCGCCGTCCTACAACCCGGTCTTTGCCAACAACACATGGGAGCAGATCATTGCGGCGTGCCATAATAACGAGGTGCCGGACACGTGGAAGGCGGCAGACCATAAGCCCATGACCATCGGCGGCGTGGACTACCAGATCGACATCATCGGCAAGAACCACGACGACTATTCAGACGGCTCGGGCAAGGCTCCGCTGACGTTCCAACTGCATGACTGCTATAAACTAAAGAAGGCAATGCACAATACTACTACCAACTCAAAAGGCTGGTCCAGGTGTGACATGCGGGAAACAAACCTACCTATCATTTTGAAACAGATGCCAACGGAGGTACAGAGCGGCATCCGAGAAGTGAACAAGCTAACCTCGGAAAGCCGTACCATCGTCACTACGGCAGATAAGCTATTCTTACTGAATGAGATTGAGATTTTTGGTAGTGATAAGAATTCCGGCAAAGGCGAGGGCACGCAGTACAACTACTACAGAGCTGGCAACAGCAAGGTGAAGAACTACATCGATAGCGCGATCGAGTGGTGGGAGCGTTCTCCGTATAACGGTAATACAAGATTTTACTGTTGTGTTAATTATGAAGGCGCATCCATGTCCAGGAGTGCAAACGTTGTTTCTGGCGTGCCCTTTGCTTTCTGCTTTTAATTTACAAGGAGGATTTACCCTATGGCAACTTACATCAAAGTCAACAACACCGAATATCCCGCAGAGATCAACGGCAACCCCAAAGACCGCTCGTGGGGCGAGCGCGACACCAAAACCATCACGCTCACTATGTCCCACGACGCCGTGGCGGCGCTGCTGCCCGACAACACCCCGTGGAGCATCGTCCAGCGCGACATGGTGGACGTGCTGGACGAGCAGGGCCAGCCCACTGGCGAGACAAAAGAGGTCGTCAACGAGTACGACAACAGCGAGTACAGTCTCGCGGGTGACATCACTGACCACCGTAATGGCACCGTATCTATCAAGATGGGCAAGCCTACGGAGACGGAGAACGCTGTCGGCGCGGTGGTCGCCCTCGCAGGTGAGGTCGTGACCATGGCGCGCGCCGCAGAGCTGCGACCGGTCATCGAGCAGGCCAGCGCGTCGCTCTCTGACGGCGAGGCGGCGAAGTCGCCCGAGCTGTTCCCGCGCTGGGCATATCCCGTCAGCTACATTGTGGGCAACCGCGTAAGCGACGGCGGCAAGCTCTACAAGTGCCAGCAGGCGCACACCTCGCAGGAGGGCTGGAAGCCGAGCGCAACGCCCGCGCTCTGGGTCGTGATCGACGTTACCCACGCGGGCACGCAGGATGACCCGATTCCGGCCGCTCGCGGTATGGAGTACACTTATGGTCTTTATTACAAAGACCCTGAGGACACTAAGCTGTACCTGTGCGAGCGTACAGGTGAGCAGTCCGGCAACAAAATCACTCTTCAGTATTTGCCGCACGAGCTGGCGGGGCAGTATTTTAAGGCGGTGAACGCATGACGGCGGCGTTGATTTCCGCCGCGGCGGCGGTGGTGGTGGCACTCATCGAGGCCATCGCCGCCCGCGACCGTCGGCGCGACAAGAAGGAGCGCGAGAAAGCCGCCGAGCAGCAGAAGATGCAGGAGCAGCTGATGCTCAAGCTCATCGAGGGCAGCTGGGCGGCTATCGCACTGGGTGAGGCGACAGCGAAGGCGATGCAGCGCATTCCCGACGCGCACTGCAACGGGGACATGCACGCCGCACTGGACTACGCCGCCGAAGTGAAGCACAAGCAAAAAGAATTTTTGGCCGAGCGGGGAATTCACTCCATCCTCGATAACGGGGTGGCAGCATGAAAGCGCTGAAAGCCCGCTGGGACAAGATGAAAAAGCGGGACAAGTACATATCCATCGCCATTTTCAGCCTGACGTGGTACACCGTGGCGTCGCTCACCATGACGGCGCTCGGCGTGCCGCCGCCGGATGTGCTGACGGAACGCTGGTTCAAGGCTTGGACGACGGAGCTCGTCGTGGTGGCGGGCATCAAGATTTTCAGAAAGGACGATACGGTTTTATGAATGAATTACTGAACAAAAGAATTGCGAACCTTCTCAGCGTGAAGAGCCTTGTGACGATCGCGCTGACGGCGACCTTCTGCATCCTGACGGTGCGCGGCGCGGTCACGCAGGAGTTTAACACCGTGTACCTCATGGTGATCGCGTTCTATTTCGGCACACAGAACGCCGCGGGCAGCGCGAAGGGAGAGTGAGCGGTGTGAATATCCGCAAATACCCGGCAAACGCCGGGAACGTCGGCGGCACGCGCGCGGCGAGCGGCATCCGCTACATCGTCATTCATTACACCGGCAACGACGGCGACACGGCGATGAACAACGCGAAGTATTACGCGGGCAACGTCGTGAAGACCAGCGCGCACTACTTCGTCGACGAGAAGGAGATCGTGCAGAGCGTGGACGACCTGTGCATCGCGTGGGCGGTCGGCGGGAAGAAGTACCCGTCCTGTCCGCAGACGGGCGGCGGGACGCTGCACGGGCGCTGCCTGAACGCAAACAGCATCAGCATTGAAATCTGCGACGCGAAGAAGGACGGCGTTTACGCGCCGGACGCGCGTGCCGTGGAGCGTGCGCTTGCGCTGACGCGTGAGCTGATGAAGAAGTACAACATTCCGGCGAGCAACGTGATCCGCCATTTCGACGTGACGGGCAAGCTCTGCCCCGCGTACTGGTCCGGCAAGGAGAATGCGGGCAAGTGGGAAAAGGAATTCCACGGCAAGCTGACGGCGCCCGATTACCGCGCGCAGCTGCAAAAGCGCGCGGGGCTGACGGACGGCACGATGGATTACCTCTCGGCGTATCAGTACGGCGACGACCTCGTCCGGAAGCTCGCGACGATGAAGTGAAGCACGAGGCGGGAGGGCGTGCAGCTCTCCCGCCCGAAGAGAAAGGAGGGGAGGAGGGAATGCCTTCCAACTGGCTATACATCGACACGAATTTTCCGTCGTTCACGCAGAAGGAGAGTGTGAATGACAAGGTCGAGACGATGCAGGACTATCTCTTCATGCTCGTCGAGCAGCTGCGCTACACGCTGCACAACTTAGACCTTTCCAACATGAACAAGACGGCGACGGACGAGTTCGTCAAGCAGATCACCGATCCCATCTACGGCGAGATCAAGGACGCGGAGGGGAACATCACGCAAGTCGCGCTCGTGGCCAAGGGGCTGGCGGCGCGCATCGGCGACGCGGAGGGGAACATCACGCAGCTGCAAGCGACGGCGCAGGGCCTTTCGGCGAGCATTTCGAACCTGAACGGCAGCGTGACGAACCTGACGGCGGACGTGAACGGCATCCGCGCGACGGTGAGAACCAAGATCGACGCGACGCAGGCGCAGAGCATCTTCGACCAGAGCGCGACCGGCTTCACACTGGGCGCGACGAGCGGCGAGAACGGCACGATCTTCAAGCTCAACTACAACGGCGTGCAGGTGGCGAGCACGGGCAGCATTGATCTGTGCGTGGACGCGGTGAACATCTATGGCACGCTGACAGCGACGGAGATTGAAGGGGATAGGATCACCGTGCGCAATGATGCGGGACGACGCTGTGGGGACATCTACACGGAGTACGCCAGCACGGCGGACTACAAAATGACGCTCGAGAGCAAGGCTATGGAGTTGAACGCGACGAGCGGAAACCTGTATCTGTCAGGGAATAACGGAAGATCAGCGCTCAATTTCGACTACGACTTCATTGATTGCCGCGGCGATTTCGCCCCGAATGCAGATAACCGGTACAATCTTGGCGCACCAAATTTTGTTTGGAGCACGATCTATTGCAGCACGAACGAGTTGAACGGGTCCGATCGGAACATCAAGAACAGCATTGAGGCGCTGCCGGAGAAGTACGTGCGCATGTTTGAGCTCGTCGAGCCGAAGCGCTACAAGCTGAACAACGGCACGAGCGGGCGCTTCCACACAGGCTTCATCGCGCAGGAGGTAGAGGCGGCAATGCAGAAATGCGGGATCACGTCGCAGGAGTTCGCGGGCTGGGCGGCGGCCAAGCGCAAGGACGGCAGCGAGACCTATTTTCTGCGCTACAGCGAGTTTATCCCTGTCCTGTGGGCGAAGGTGCGCGAGCAGGAAGAACGGCTGAAACGATTGGAGGAATCAGCATGAATGAGAAGATCAAGCAGGAAGCGGCGCTGGCGATGAAGTTCATCAGCAGACTGAACGTCAGCGGCGACGCGGTGGATGTGGTGGCGGCGGTGCGGCAGGCGCTTCGCAATATCGCGATGATCTGCGACGCGGCGGAGGAGCCGACGCAGGGCGACACGCAGGACAAGCAGGCGGCAGAGCCGAAAAAGGCCGGTGAGGCCAAATGAAGCTGCCGGAGGTCCCGTATGCCGACGGCATCGGCAAGCGCGGGCAGCTGCAATTCTACGGCCTTGACCACAACCTGGGTGCAGGGGACGGCGGGCTGTGGGACATGCAAAACCTGACGAGTGACTATTATCCTGTGCTTTCGACACGCGCAAAGCGCAAAATTTACAAGAATCTTGTCAATCCGGGCGGACTTTTCGCGTGGGATGCGCTGGCGTGGGTGGAGGGCACGGCCTTCTACTACGGAGGCGTGAAAAAAGGCGACGTGACGGCGGGCGAGAAGCGCTTCGCCGCCATCGGGGCCTATATCATCATCCTGCCGGACAAGAAGTACTACAACACGGTATCGGGCGAGTTCGGCAGCCTTGAGAGCACGTGGAGCGGCGCCAGTTTAACGTTTACGAACGGCAAGCTCTATGAAGAGGCCGCGGAGGCAAACACCATTCAGTGCAGCGGCGTCGCATGGAGCGACTACTTCAAGGCGGGCGACGCGGTGACGATCGCGGGCTGCACGAAGCACATGGAGAACAACAAGACGCCGGTGATCCGCGAGATCGACGGCGACAAGATGTATTTCTATGAAAACGTCTTCAAGCTGGACGGTGACAACGGCACGACAGAGTACACGGAGACGGGAAACTTGACGGTTCGGCGCACAGTGCCGGACTTAGAATACCTGTGTGAGAACGAAAACCGGCTGTGGGGCTGCGACGGGCGCACGATCTACGCAAGCAAGCTCGGCGATCCATTCAACTGGAACGTGTTCGAGGGCCTTGAGACCGACAGCTACGCCGTGGACACGGGCAGCGCGGGTGACTTCACGGGGTGCGTGAGTTTCCTCGGCTATCCGGTGTTCTTCAAGGAGGACCACATTTACAAGGTGTACGGCAGCATCCCGTCCAACTTTGAGGTGATGGGCTCGGCCACGCTGGGCGTCGCCAAGGGCTGCGGCGGAAGCCTCGCCATCGCGGGCGAGCGGCTGCTGTACCTCTCGTCCTCGGGCGTGATGGTCTACTCGGGCGGTATCCCGCAAAGCCTGCACGACGCCTTCGGCATGACGAGGCTGCGCGGCGGGCGCGCGGGGAGCGATGGCCTCAAGTATTATCTGAGCGCGCAGGACGAGGCGGGGGACTGGAAGCTCTACGTCTACGACACGCGCAAGGGCATGTGGCACATCGAGGACAAGACGCACGCGACGCACTTCTGCCGTTATCAGGGGAACACCTATTTCCTGACGGCGGAGGGCGAGATCACGCTGACGGGCAACATCCTCGACGCGCCGGAAGGCTGCGCGGACGAGGATGACTTCACGTGGTTCGCCGAGACGGGCGACTTCACGGAAAAGGGCTCGAGCCAAAGTACGAGCTACGACGGCGTGAAGAAGAGCATCGCCAAGCTGTGGGTGCGCATCGAGGTCGCGGCGGGGGCCGAAGCAAAGGTGCTGATGCAGTTTGATTCCGACGGAAAGTGGGTGCAGGCCGGGCAAACGCTGAAACCGGAACGAAAGCGCAGCTATTACCTGCCCATCGTGCCGCGGCGCGCAGACCATTACCGCATCCGCATCGAGGGCAAGGGCGAGTGCCGCGTCTATTCGATGGTCCGCGAATACTACGCGGGCAGCGAGCTCAAGAGCACGCGCGGACCACAGTAAAATTCAAGCAGAGAGGAGAAGAAAATGGCGTATACATACGATGACTTTCAAAAGGCGGCGAGCGGCAGCAATGTGAATTTTTCACAGTACGATCTCGACCTTGCGAAAAAGTACCCCGAGTTCGGCATGAGCGTGCTCGACCTCAAGAAGCAGTACGCGGGCGCGACGACGGCGGAGCAGCGCGCGCTCATCAACGCCAAGGCGAACCAGCTGCGCAGCAGCTACGGCAACTACACTGCCGGCGCGGATGGCAGCCAGTACGTGAGCGACGGCAAGTACGCGCCGAAGATCGACGAGACGCTCGATAAGATCGGGTCGTTCGGCTCGTTCAGCTACAAGGACGCGCCGACCTACGAGAACCGCTACCAGCAGAAGCAGCAGGAGCTTTTGGACGCGGCGCTCAATCGCGATCCGTTCTCGTGGAGCAAGGAGACGGATCCGCAGTACGGCAGCTACAAAAAGACGTATCTGCGCGAGGGGGAGCGCGCGACGGCGAACGCGCTGGCGCAGGCGAGCGCCGCGAGCGGCGGGCGGCCGAGCTCTTACGCCGTGCGCGCGGCGACGCAGGCGGGTGACTATTACGCA